CAGAAATGAGAGCCGCCCGCCAGTAATGAATCTGACTTCATGCGCTGTCCTGATGGCCTCTTTAAACCACTGGACAGAGGTATCAGCAGGTAAAAGCATCACACAGCCAACGCTGTGATCTGCATTCTCCTGCGCAGCCTTCTTAACGAAAGGCATGGGCGCGCTGTATGGCGGGTTCAGCCATGCGTAAGCCCGTCCAACTCCGATCGGCATTTTCGAGAGCCAATTCGCTTCGAGCGTGTTTTCCCTTTCATCAATGAATTTGGTGCAAAGCGCATTGCTCTGGCTGGCAGCCGCATCGAGGAAAAACGGAAATTCACTGCGCAATGCCCGGTAGATTTCCGGCGGGGTCTGCCAGAGGTCTTTTATCTCAACCGGGGTATTTGATTTGTCTGTCACATATACCTCCTGTCAGTGAATCTGACGCCCTGACCGGTCGCCCAGGCCACGGTGTACTCAATGAGGCTGGACATACGCTTCACACTCATCTCAGCGCTGCTCTCGCGGATGTTTACATATTCACCCTCAAGGCCGGGCACAACCTCCGCCTCTTGCTTTGTCGCCACCGCGTGGCCGCTAATCAGCAATACCTTCCATTGCTCCGGGCGCAGCCATTTGCCGCACCACTGAACCTGCGCAGCGATATCTGCCAGGAGCGCGTGAAATTTCGCGTTCTGGTCAAGATTGCGCTTGTAGTCGGTGATTCTGATAGTGACTGGGCGGTCGGTGTCGAGGGGTGATGCGAGGATGGCGTTTATTGCTGAATGCTGATGCTGCTTACTTCGAAGGAATATTGTTTGTTTCATCTCATAGCTACTCCTCTGCAACTATGTCATGCAAGTGACCGCTCATAAGGCTGAACTTTACGCATTCCAGAGCGCCAACCGCCTCAGATAGTCCTATCTCTCCAGTATATTCCATGACCAAATCGTGAATTCTCTTCGCTAATTCTCCAGCCTGAGGTCGTTTAATCTGTACTGGTAACCTTTTAACTTCGCTCATCACTCCCCCTTAACCTTGAGACCGGCGGCGCGGATGGCTTCTGCATCCATAGCGGCATCGATTTGTTCGCGCAATTTAGTTTCGTAATAATCGTCCTCTTCATCCGTGATGACTTGAGACCAGAACATGCTATGGCTTCCGTAAACCATTGGGTCGCGGACATTGACCGCTTTAGATACTAGCCAGTCCATCCTTCGTTTATCAGCAAGCAACTCAATCTCGATATCTGCGCGGGATGCCTGCCATGCTGCTGACGCAATCATCTTGATGACCTGAGCGCTCAACTCGGTGCTGTTATTAACCTCTTCGTATTCCTTGCTGAACCACTCTAAAAACTGCTCTCTGCTCTTATCCACGGCGCTTCTCCTCTTTAGCCAGCAATAACGAACAGCAAATAAATACGCAGGCGTTGGTGAACATCAGACCATCCCGCATAGCGATAGCGCCAATCAGAAACATGACGCCGGTAAATCCAGTCATCAGAACGCTCATATCAGGCTCCGATTCGTGAGGTGATGAGTTTTGCAAACGGGCTTATCGCCGCAGCTTGGTTAATTGGCTTGCGCTCAGGTGCCGGGTAATACTCGTAGCAGCGTGTCTTGCGGCCATCTGATAGCTCGGTGTGGATGTACTTACGCGTCAGCTCGCCGTTCATCTCAAGCACCCGCATGGTGTTGATGCAGTACACCGGAGAAAGGCCGGTAATTTCGCTGGCCTGAATTGCAGTGAGCGCGCCGAATGTTTTCACGCAGCGGATAAGCTCGGCTCTGTGATTAACGGAATCGACCAGACGCCAGCGTTTGGGTTTCTGGCTTGTTCCGATTAGCTCGCCGTCTTTCTGCATGCGGTTGAGCACGACGCGCACTGCTTCAAGTGTGTTTCCTGTCCGGCGGGATATTTCGTTCGTGGATAAAACCATCCCGACATTCATGATGGCGAGGATTTTGGCTCGTATCGTTTTCATGGGATTGCTCCGCTCAATACCTCGCGCGACTGATTGCCGCCATGGCGATCAGCTGGCTGGTAAAGAGATATCGTTTGGTGAGTGTTTCGATGTCGATGAAGAGAGGAGTGCCGATGTATCTGACGATGGTGTCTATGTCGTCGCGGGTTATTTGCATGGCGGCTCGGGGAGCGGTTGCCAGTGGGTAGCAAGAAAAAGGTCACCGTTGCTGAGACAGAATGCCTTCCTGTCTGACACTTCAAGGTTACTAGGCAGCCCAATAACCATGTCACCATGCTCATCAGCGACTAGGCATGAATAGTAAAAATCTGGCATCCGCTCGCTACATGTAGTCCAGCCGCTCACCGCCTTACATCCCAGCGATTCGAACTGCTGCGATGTGGTGTCGGTTTCTGCTACAGGCTTTGCAACGCAGTTAGGGCATTGCATGTGCTCTATCCCCATCTCGCCGTGGTCGATTTCGACAGAGCCATTTCCGCCGCACTTTTCGCAGCCACCATTGACTACCTTCTCCCGCTCTTTGCGCAGCGCCAGGAGCTCAGTCGCCATCGACATAACCTCATATCTGTCCGCGCAGTCGTATTCGGACAGCTTTTCTAAACGCTCATTGCTAATAGTGTTCATCAAAATCCCCCTTTCTTATTCGGTTTGCGCTCGCGCTCTTCCCTGCGGAAACGCGCCTCTTGCTGGTCGATGTCGTAAAGAATGCCGTTGCGCTGCTCAACATAAACAGTGCCTGTGTTTCCGTGGCGGTTAAGGCGCAAAAGCAGCTCTGTTTCTGCCGGATTAACCGTGTCGTCATCCTCATTCTCACGATAGATACCGAGCCAGTAGTCACAGTCCTGTTCAATCTGGCCGGTAGAGCGTGAGTCGCTAGGCAGCGGGCGCTTATTAGCGCGAGCCTCTGAGCCGCGGTTAAGCTGCGCCAGAAGCACCACAACGCAGTTAAGCTCTTTAGCCAGCACCTTGAGACCTTTGGTGATGATGCCGTATGCCTGCGCCTCGGTATCCGCCTTCTCGGCAGCCATGAGCGTCAGGTAGTCGACAAGTACCATTCCAACCTCGCCGCGCTCGCGCTTAATGCGGCGCGACTCGGATACGATGTGCGCCAGAGAAAGTCCCGGTGTATCGTCGATGTAAAGATTGTTGCTGTCGGCAATCTGCGTACCCATAGCGAGTGCCTGGGCGAACTGGTTTTCGTTGTAGCCGTTCTGGTAAAAAACATCAGACTTCACGCGGGAGTGCTGCGAGATGATGCGCTCTACCAGTTGCTCGGTCGGCATTTCTAGGCTGAATGCGAGGGTTGGCAGGTTTTCTACCAGTGCGCAGTGGATAGCCATTTTCTGGTAGACAGTGGTCTTGCCCATCTTCGGGCGCGCACCGACAACGAAAAGGGATCCGCGCACGATTCGCTTGGGCTCCAGCATTTCGTCCAGCGCTTCAATGCCTGATGTAAGGCCTACCGATGACGGGTTGCCTTCCAGTCGCTCACCGACCTGATAAGTCCATTTGTTGAATGCATCCCTGAACGTCATCAAGCCGCGATGATTGCCGGTTTTGGCTTTGTCATCGACCTTCATCGCCAGCGCCTGAACGGCTTCCAGCTTCTGCGCGGTCGTCATCCCTGAACGCGAGTAGAGCACCTCAAGCATCTGCGTAGCCTGCTCGATTGCCATGCGCTCTGTCGATTTGTCCTTCACGACATTGGCGTAGTGCATGACGTTAGCGGCGCTTGGCGTGTTGCGGGAAATGTCTGCCAGATAAGCAAAGCCGCCTACCTGTTCAAGCTCTCCCTGCATTTCCAGAGCGTCTGAAAGCGTCAGCATATCCAGCGCTTTGCCTTTGGCGTTCAGCCCCTGCAACGCTGCGAAGATTCTGCCGTGCTGCCTGCTGTAGAACATGTCCGCATTCAGGAAGCCGAGCACCTTCTGGACGTTGTCGCTGTCCGGGGCGACCATCACTGAGCCGAGAACGGCCTGTTCAGCCTCGTAGTTACATGGCGGGGTTTTGATGTCATCGGTCATCGCGATCACCCTCACGCACTTCGATGTAGAGCTTAGAGTTCAGAAAGCTGTCAAACTTCATGCGGCGCCACGTCCTGCCGGTCTTCTGGTCAGGCCGGTCTTCCAGCATCCAGCGGCAGTTTTCGCTGATGTATTTCAGGTATCCCCTGAAGCCTTCAATGTCGAGAGGCTTGCCATCCAGATTGCGGGCGATCTTGTTCGCCTTGCCCCAGAAGGTGCGGATGAGGTTACGACGCTCATCAGTGAGGCATCTCCACCCCCTGGCTTCTGGCAATTCATCTTTCAGGCATTGCCAGACTTCTTCGCAGGAAATTTTTGGCTTCTGCACGACGGGCTTTTGATTCTGTTCTTCAGGCTCGTTTGCGACATACTCATTACCTTTAGGTAATGA